TTATTGTTAATGAGAGTGAAGGTAAACTTCCAGAACAGTATGTTATTAAAGACTTAAACATTAACTTACAGAACTTAACAGTTGCACAAAAAACAAACACAGATTTTGCCGCTAATCCAACAACAGGATTAGGTGGTACTGGTGGCGGTGGTGGAGCAGGTGGTGGCGGATATACAGTCCCTTCTATGCCTTACAACACATCAGGTAGTAGATTTACATTAGGACAAGCAGAATCAGCAATCGATTCTAATCATGTTGTTCACTTGTCACTAACAGAAGGCTTAGATCGTTTCTGGCCTTTCGGACAATCTATCTTAGAGAACGTATTTAAAGTATATAAACAGAAAGAACTATTAGAAGATGCTATTCTAATCTATCGTGTACAACGTGCACCAGAACGTAGAATGTTTAAGATTGACGTTGGTAATATGCCTAGTCACTTAGCAATGGCATTCGTAGACAGAATTAAAAACGAGATACATCAAAGACGTATTCCAAGTATTCATGGTGGACAGTCAGTAGTTGATGCTACATACAATCCATTATCAATGAATGAAGATTACTTCTTCCCAGTGACATCAGAAGGTAGAGGGTCATCTATCGAAGTTCTCCCAGGCGGACAGAACTTAGGTGAGATTGACGATCTTAAGTACTTTAATAACAGACTAGCACGTGGTTTGCGTGTACCTAGTTCATATTTACCCACAGGTCCTGATGACAATACAACACCTCTGAACGACGGACGTGTTGGTACTGCTATGATACAAGAATTTAGATTCAATCAGTACTGTGAAAGACTACAGAATTATGTCTGTCAGAAATTAGACGATGAATTTAAATTATTCTTGCGTTGGAGAGGCTTCAATATTGATACTCAAATGTTTGATATCACTTTTAATCCCCCACAAAACTTTGCCGCATATCGTCAAAGTGAACTAGACACTGCAAGAGTTACTACATTTAGCGGAATGGAAGCATTCCCGTACATCTCTAAACGTTTCGCACTAGAAAGATTCTTAGGATTAACTGAAGAAGAAATCAATAAGAATGAGAAACTTTGGGGAGAAGAAAACACAGAAGCACAAGAATCAGATCCAGAAGGTTCTGATCTTAGAAACATCGGAGTATCTACAGGAGACTTTGATGCAGACGTTGATACTAACGATGAAATCGAAGACCAAGCAGACTTAGATGACTTAGGTGACTTAGATGTTGCAGGCCCAGTAGGCGGACAAGCATCAACAGCCGCAGGCTCTGTTGACGGTGCAGGTGAAGTTGGACCAGTTTCGTAAATGAAACTAAAACGAGTCATTACTGCCGGTTGTAGTTTTTCAGACAAATATACCCCGTATACTTGGCCACATGTATTAGAATCACATACTAACTCTATAGACTCTAACGTTACGTTTGATCATAGGGGCATGGGACATCAAGGCCAAGAACTCATTCAAAAGAAAGTTACTAACGCTATTATGGATGCACTAGATGAAGGCATTGATCCTTCTGAAATAGCAGTAGCAGTGATGTGGAGTGGTAATGATCGCAAAACTTGGTACATTACTAACCAAGACTATATCAGTGATATCAAAAAGCACTGGGGTACTGAAGGTGGCGATAGTTGGCATGTACAATTCTGCGATCTTAAGAACAGTAAAGAAGGTGTTGAAGTATTAGAATTCAATAACAAGCATGGTCACTATCATGTGCAGTATAATCCAAACGGTGGCTGGTATCATTCTGCATGGAATCATAGAGAACCCAATTTCATTAATGATTATATAATGCTTACTGAGCCAGTGACAGATAGACAGTACGATCCGCATAATATAAACTCATTGCATGTATCACTAGAAAACATGATAATGTTACAGAACACCTGTAAAGCACACGGTATTAAATTCTATCAGCAATACTACATGGAACATACGTATGCAGACATAGATAAGTTTAAAGATCATGCGATAATAGACTACATGTACAGACAGTTAGATAAGGCTAACAGAGTCTTTCCTGCTATACATGAATATATAAAGCCAATGGGGCATACTGTCTCAGAAGAAGATGTGCATCCTAACGAAACAGGTCATCAAGTATACTTTAATGACATTTTGCTACCCTTCTTAGAAGAAAAGAATTTTTTTGAATAAATAATAATATGAAATTAACTGAAATGTTTGATGCCGCAGTACCCGGGTTCCAAGATGTTGGAGATGACAACTCCAAACCTATATGGAGAACATCTAGGAAGACTAAACTCACATTAAGTCAAATCAGGAAATTACGTAAAATGCTAGATGTAAGAAATTACGAAAAGGCAAAACATCTAACTAAAGTTAGAAATCAGTACGGTGCTAAACCTGAAGAAGGCGCTGGCCCAACTATCTAAAATCGGTAAAAATACTTCTTTTTACACAAAATTAATCAAAAACGCAAAAAAGTAGCACTTAAATAGTACTTTCTAATGATAGAGATAAATATCTCTACAAAGCCATACTTATTATATCAGGAGAAGATGACAATGGAAAACAAGAAATTTGAACAATTAATCGACCTCATTATTAATGAAGACGAAGAACAGGCGAAAGAACTGTTCCACGATATCGTAGTTGCGAAATCAAAAGAAATTTATGAGTCAATCATGGAAGACGAAAATGCGGATGCAGATGACCTTGAAGAAGGCATGGGCGGACAAGTTGGAGATCTTGCTGATGAGATTCAAGCAGAAGAATCAGGCATTGCTGAAGACGAAGAAGAAATCGATATGGATTCTGAAGAAGTCTTTGATATTGAAGGCGATGACGAAGTAGATGCTACACTTGATATAGAAGCAAACTCATCTGAAGAAGTAGAAGATGCAGTTGTAAGAATCGAAGACAAACTTGACACATTATTAGACGAGTTTGAAGCAATCATGGCAGACGAAGACGAATTAAAAGGCCGTGATGACGAAATGGATGCGGACTTACATGACATCGAAGATGAAATGTCAGACCCAGAAGTAGACGTAAACATCGATGATGAAGAACTAGTTGCTGAAGCAATTAATCTTCCTAAAATCACAGCAAAAATGGGAGACAACGGTGATAACTCACGTAGCCCAGTAGATGCTAACTCAGGTCAAAAGGGAATGGATGCACATCCAGTAGACTTTGACTTAGGTAACAACGATGAGAAAGGACGTCCAGCTCCGACTGCTAAAGATGTAGACGGCGCATCATCATTTCAAAACGTTCCCGGCAAACAGAAAGGCGGGAAACTAAGTTCAGCACCAAAGCCAGTGACAGCACAGGCGAGCGGAACTAATACTAAATCTGTAATAGATTAGGAACTGATACAAATGGCTTTGTATCTTAAAGAACACTTAACGTTCGACCGTGCGGAAATGATGGTCGAGTCTGTTAAAGAAGGTGATTCTGATCTGAAGACTCTTTATATGAAGGGTATCTTCATTCAGGGAGGGGTAAAGAACGCAAATGAACGTGTTTACCCCGTCTCTGAGATTGGAAATGCCGTAGACACCCTCAACACACAAATACAAGAAGGTAATTCTGTATTAGGTGAAGTTGATCATCCAGATGATTTAAAAATCAACTTAGATCGTGTATCACACATGATCACTAAGATGTGGATGGACGGGCCAAATGGCTACGGCAAATTAAAGATTTTACCAACTCCGATGGGTCAGTTAGTTCAGACCATGTTAGAGTCAGGGGTAAAACTTGGTGTATCTAGTAGAGGTAGCGGAAACGTTAACGATATGGATGGCCAAGTCAGTGATTTTGAAATAATCACTGTAGACATTGTTGCCCAACCAAGTGCTCCTAATGCATACCCTAAAGCAATATACGAGGGCCTCATGAATATGAAGCACGGACATAAAGTTTTAGAAGTTGCAAGAGAAGCAAGAGGCAATAAACAAGTAGAACGGTTTTTGAAAGACGAGGTTACTCGTTTAATCAAAGACTTAAAAATCGACTAAAATAGAGGGGAAATCAGCATGTTAGATGCTATCAAACCATTGATTGATTCAGGTCTTATTAATGAAGACGTTGCAAGTGAACTAGAAAGCACTTGGAGTGAAAAGTTAAACGAGGCTAAAGATCAAGTTCGTGGTGAACTGAGAAATGAGTTCGCACAACGATACGAACATGACAGAAGTGTGATGGTTGAAGCCCTTGATAAGATGATTACAGATTCTCTAAGTGAGGAAATTAAAGAATTCCACGAAGAGAAGACTGCTATTAACGAAGACCGTGTAAAAGCGAAAATGAAACTGAAAGAAAGTGCAAAGAAATTTAATAACTTTATGGTAACTAAGTTAGCAGAAGAAATTAAAGAACTACGTGCAGACCGCAAGGTTCAGTTGGAAAACCAAGATAAACTTCAAAAGTTTATCACTCATGCATTGGCTAGAGAGATCAAAGAATTTGCTCAGGATAGACAAGCAGTGGTAGAACAACGAGTTAAGTTAGTAGCAGAAGGACGCACAAAACTTACAGCATTGAAAGACAAATTTGTCTCTGA